TCAAAGTAATACCTGGCATCTCGAAATGCATAAACAATGGAAAGGTATTCTTGTAGAACCTAATCCTATTGCAGCAGAACAATGTAGAAACAATAGACCAAATTCTGATGTATTTAATTATGCTTTAGTTAGTAGTGAATGTTCTGATACTGAAATTAAATTATTACGAAGAACTGTTTATTCAGGCGATCCCGGTTTAATGTCATCTATTTCAGATTCGCCCATCCGAGAAAATTCAGAATGGATAGCTCCCGCTACACAAACAGATACTACTGAGGAAGTTATAGTACAAACTACTACATTGAATGATATTTTGAAATCTATGGATGTTAACAAAATAGATTTCTTTTCTTTGGATGTGGAAGGTTATGAGATAGAAGTTTTAAAGGGATTAGATTTAAAAAAATTCTGCCCGAAGGTTATGTTGATAGAATGGCATTCTAACATTGAAGATATAAAAAATCTTATAAGTGATACACATGAATTTGCAGAACAATTATCTAAACATGATTACGTGTTTTTAATGAGGAATTAAATGGAAAAGAACAGTAAAATATTTGTAGCAGGACACAACGGATTAGTTGGTTCTTCTATTATTAGAAAATTAAAGGCAGAAGGTTATACTAATTTAATTCTTAGGTCAAAGACAGAACTTGATCTTAGAGACCAACGAGCAGTAAAGAACTTTTTCAGTATAGAATTACCAGAATATGTATTTTTATGCGCAGCTAAAGTCGGCGGTATTAATTGGAACTGGACCAATCCTGGAGAATTTATTTACGACAATCTGCAAATTCAAACGAATGTTATAGATGCAGCATATAGAAACAATGCTAAGAAATTATTGTTTTTAGGTTCTGCCTGCATTTATCCAAAGGTTACCCCTCAACCTATCAAAGAAGAATATCTTCTTACTGCTCCACTTGAGCCGACGAACGAGGGGTATGCACTTGCTAAAATCACTGGTCTAAGAATGTGTGAATACTACAGACGCCAGTATGGTTTTAATGCTATTAGTTGTATGCCCGCTAACCTATATGGTCCAAATGATAACTTCATTCCAGAACATGGTCATGTAATACCCGGCATTATTACTAAGATGCATAACGCAATGGCTGCTGGGGAGAAGAGCATTGAATGTTGGGGAGACGGAACCCCCACTAGAGAATTTTTATATGTTGACGATTTAGCAGATGCTTGTTTTTGGTTAATGCAAAATTATGACGAAAAAGAATTTGTCAATGTTGGAAGTAATGAAGAACTTTCCATTAAGGAACTTGTTAATAAACTAACAAAAGAATTTGGATTTAAAGGTAAGGTTGTTTGGAATAAAGATAAACCAAACGGCACGCCAAGACGTAAAATGGATAATAGCAAATTGAAAGACTTGGGCTGGGTAGCACAAACATCTTTTGATGAAGGATTAAAACGTACTATAGAATGGTACAAGAAAGAAAAGGGTATATTATGAGATGGCCTTTAATGGGTGAGACAATCACCTACATGGATAGACTAAAGATGGCACATTTTGCTTTAACAGCAAAGAAGTTTACCTTTGGTGAAAAAGTAGAACAATTTGAAAATCAATGGAGCGAATGGCTTGGTGCTAAACATTCATTATTTGTATCTTCAGGTAGTACAGCAAACTTCTTACTTGTTGCTGCAGTTAAAGAATTATACAATTTAAAAGCTGGAGATAAAGTTCTTTTACCTGCTTGTACTTGGATGACAACAGTTGCCCCTTTTATTCAGCTAGGACTTGAGCCTGTGTTCTGCGATATTAATATGATTAATTTTAGTTTCGATTTAGATGAAGCTAGAAAAATCGCAGCAAAACATGATATTAAGTTGGTATCAGTTACGCACCTATTAGGATTCTCCGCAGACAATGAGGGGTTAAAGAAAATATTTCCTAAGGCATTATTTTTAGATGATGTATGTGAAGCACATGGATGCACAGATCAGATAGGAGTTAAACGAGGAGCAAAGAGTTTAGGCGCATCTTTTAGTTTCTATTTTGGACATCATATGTCTACGATTGAAGGTGGTATGGTATCAACTAATAATACCGATCTTTATGATCTAATGCGAATGAAGCGTAGTCACGGTATGGCAAGGGTATCTACTAGATTTGCTGATTATGCAAACGCATATCCTAACATAGATAAACAATTCTTATTTGTTACTGATGGTTATAATTTTAGAAACCATGAGATATGCGCAGTACTTGGAATGTCGCAACTAGGTCGATTGAACAAAATGATTAAAATACGTAAAAGAAATCATGAATTATTCTCTCAGATAATTGACACTTATCCGCAGATGTTTTATAATATTAAGAATCCTGCGTCGAATAGTAGTTTTTGTTTTCCCTTCATTTGTAAGTCACCAGAAATAATGGCAAGCATGAAGGAAGTATTTACGAAATATGGTATTGAATACAGACCAGTTGTTGCAGGCAATTTATTGACACAGCCATTTCTTAAAGATTATAAAATTGATACTAATAGAACAGTTACTGCCGCAGATATAGTTAACAATCAAGGCGTGTATATTGGTAATAGTCATTTTGTGACCGAAAAAGATATGGTATTTTTAAAACAGGTTGTAGGAGAAATCTTTGAAAAATTTAGGTGAGACCATAGAAACAATTATTAAAGAAACGGTAGATCGTGTATTAGCTGAAAAAGGTTTGCCTGATTCTGAATACATATCAACAGACAACCTAGGCGAAGTTATAGAAAAACTAGCCATCATTCATATTAGAATGTGGATGTTGGAAGATGCTATCCAAGCTGCAACATCTGCAGAAGAAATTGCAGACTTAAAACGCAAATGCGATATTTGCTTTAAAGTTAAAAGACCTCGTTATGTACAGGCAATTAATTTAATTGTAGATGATGCTATTAAACATAATAAATCTTTGAGAGAAGATTCTGTAAAACTTTATAAGGGTGTAGATAATGCCTAAGATAGTATTCTTTAATCACTACCATAGAGGTGATCTTTTAACACACAAAGAATTCATTCGTCAAATTCAAGATGAATTAGATGTAACATTTGAATATCTTCACTTCAACCATCCTAAGCTAACTAGAGATTTGAATATTCCATTAGTTGGTGAGCCAACAAATCTAGATCCAAAAACACCTTTTTATCAAGATGAAGATGTGTTGTATATTAATACTTGGATTGGTTGCTTCTGGGATATTTTCTGTCAACACGGCGGCATTAATATGAATTCGTTGTGGCACCAATGGGAAAAGATTTTTGCACAAATTAACGATCATTTTGGTATTGAACTTCATTTGAAAGAACAAAAAGAATTTTATTTACCATCTATTGATTTTAGTAAATTTAATGTTAGTAAAATAGATTCCTATTTAAAAGAAAATACAAATAAGAAAGTTCTAATCTGCAACGGCCCGCCTAAGTCGGGACAATCATTTGCGGATAATATGCAAGACTTTATTAATCCATTGGCGGAAGAATATCCCGATGTACATTTTATTTGTACTACAAAATTTCCTACAGAACAGAAGAATGTTTTATTTACCGATGATGTAATTGGCGACACTGAAGTAGTTGATAAAAGAGCTCCTTGGGAAGACAAAGAAGTTAACATTTGCGACCTACAAGAAATCTCTTATTTGAGTGAAAATTGTAATGCTGTTGTTGGTAAGAACTCTGGACCATTTGTGTTTTGTGAAACAAGAACAAATTATATGAATCCTAATATGAAATTCTTGTCCTATAATGTTAGCTGGGGTGAAGCATTCCATACGGGTGAAAAGAAACCTACAGAAACAATGTCCAACAGCTTAGAATATAAATGCGAATATACGATTGTTCCTATCAGCGACATTAACTCGTTGACTGCAGATGATATAGCAAACATTAATCAATCATTAGATACTTTAGTGAGCAGCCTATGAAGAAATTGAAACTAGGGTTTACAGATACCCATGACCATTTAATGCAATTCTTTTACAATCTATTAGCTAATAGATTCGATATTGAGATTGTAGATGTAGATAAAGAAACTCCTGACTATTTAATATTCGGTGATGAGAATTTTGGAACTAAAAATACTAAATTTTCTAAAAAGGATTGTGTAAAAATATTCTACACAGGCGAAAACCGTAGACCAGAAAATTATGATTGTCATTATGCTATAAGCTTCGATCACAATTTTAACAACTGGCACTATCGCTTGCCTTTGTTTGTTATCTATATGTGGTCGTTAGATATGATACACAATACTAAATATAACTACTATCACATTTTAGGTGAGCACAATCCAATTATAAAAACAGACTTTTGTTCGTTCGTTGTGGGTAATCCTAAATGCGAAGAACGAAATGAATTCTTCCATAAACTAAATGCAGTTAAAAAAGTAGATAGCGGCGGCTCGCTATATAACAACATCAATGCTAAATTAGAAGGCGAAGTTGCTAAGATTGATTTCTTGGCAAAGCGCAAATTTAATATATGTTTTGAATCAGGTTCTTATCCTGGGTATGTTACTGAAAAGATTCTTCACGCTTTTTATGCTAGAACTATTCCTATTTACTGGGGTAGTCCAACTGTAACATCTGACTTTAATGTACAATCTTTTATTAATGTACATGATTTCAATAACACAGATGAAGTTATTGATTATGTTATGCGATTGGATTCGGACGAAGATCTCTACAATAGAGTTATATCTGCGCCTCCGCTTGCCTCAGGGATTCCTCGCGATTATATGATATTGAATAACTTCTTAAATTGGTTTGATGCTATTGTGTACAACAAGATCGATATGAGAGAAGAATGAATATACAAACATTCATATTCAATTGGCGAGGACAATATGAGAAAACAATAGAAAAAGAATTACAAATTTTATCTCTTGGCAAATCTCTTACTGTAATTAATAGTGACGATGAGAAAACAGAAGAAGGTTGGCACAATATAGGAGAAGCTAGTTATTTTACAGATCAGTTTTTAAAAGCAATTGAATTATTTGATGGTGATGTTCTATTTCATATTCAGGGTGATGCATCGTACAAAGATTGGGAGAAGCTATATGCTGATGCTGAGAAATACTTTGAAGAAACTGAATGGGGAATTTATGCTCCGAATGTAGATTATACTTGGTATGATTCTAGCCGCACTGATATTGAATCTTTGGCTTTTCCGATTGATAAGTTAAAGATCGTAGCAAATACAGATTGCACTTGTTGGTTCATTCATAAAGATGTAATCAATTGGTTCAAAGAAAGCAAGATAGATATGTCTAAGTATAAAATGGGATGGGGTTGGGATATTATTTTCCCTGCACTGTGTTTCATTAATCAACGATCAGTTATCCGAGATTACGCACATACTATTGACCATCCTAGAGGAACCAATTATAATACAGATCAGGCCGAAAAAGAAATGTGGCAACTATATGATTCATTGCCCAAAGATTTAAAAGAAGCATTTGGTTATATCAAAGGTGACAGAGAAAGACTATCTAAATATTATGCAGAAGATTATATCATTCAGCCTATGGGGCAACAATCCTAAATATTGCGTAGGTGCTATTCGCAATGCTCAATTAGCACAAAAATATTTTCCAGAATGGGAATGTAGATTTTATTGCGGTAGAGATGTTCCTGGAATATACATCTCTGCTCTAAATGCTTTTGATAATACAAAGGTGTGGATAAGACCAAAAGAAGATCTTACATTCGGAGCATTCTGGAGATTTGATGCAATGGAACCTGGTACTATTGTCTTATCCAGAGACTGTGATTCAAGATTGTCTGCAAGAGAAAAACAAATTGTAGATGAATGGCTTGCATCGGATTGTAAATTATCCGTTATACGAGATCATAATAATCACTATGAATTTCCAATCCTTGCAGGTATGTGGGGAATAAAAAATGGTTTAGATGAGGGCATGAAACAACCTATGTCTCATTATAATAAAAATCATATTTATTTAATGGATCAACATTGGTTAAGAGATTATGTTTGGCCTACATTACAGCACACAGCATTGATTCATGGAATTAAAGAAACAATGTGGATGCGCAGTTCTTATAAATCTATTGGCAGAGATTTTATAGGCCAGACATATGATGAAAACGACAATCAAGTTTACGATCCAGCTTTAACATGAAAAAACAAAGAATTATAATACACCACCATACTGGGTTAGGTGATCATTTTATTTGTAATGGACTTGTCCATACATTATCTGATATCCATGATATAGATTTGATCTGCAAAAATAGATATCTAAAAACAGTAAAACATCTTTATGAGGATTTTCCTGATATTCATATCATAGGAGTTGAAGATGATCTTACAGATACTTTAAAGTATGCGCAAGAAACAAAATATCCTTTGATGCGGGTTGGATTTGAGAATTGCGATTATAATAGATTTGAGGATTCATTTTACGAAACATCTAATGTAGACCCAACCGCAGAATATGATAGGTTTATTTTTCCTAAAAATTTAGATGACTCTAAAACATTATATAATCACATAAAAGAAAAGTATGGTAATGATTATATTTTTGTTCACGATGCTAGCAGTTATGGAACATTTCCTTTAAACATTAAATCGGATTTACCTAAACATATTGCTGCAAAAGAAGATACAGATGATGTATTAGATTATGTGGATACAATCTGTAATGCAAAAGAAGTTCATGTAATTAATAGTGGACTAAACAATTTAGTATTTCAGTTATACTATAAAGGTCTAACTGAAGGTAAAATATTTTTCCATGATGCAAGAAAGCCCAATATGGGAGGCATTCCTGTAAGAATCCCTGAAGGAGTTGAGGTAGTAGAATATGAGTAAACGAGTAACAGTTATAACCCCTACAACAGGTTCCGATTACCTGACAAAGAATGCAGACTCTGTCGCTGCACAGACATATCATAATGTCGAACATCTTGTAGTTATAGATGGTCCTGAATTTACTGACAAGGTAATGCAGCAAATAAAATTTGCTACAATTATGCAATTACCGCATAACACAGGACATAGTCAATACAATGGACATAGAATTTATGGTGCAGTGCCATACTTAGTTGATTCCGATTATGTGATGTTCTTAGATGAGGATAATTATATTGATCCTACTCATGTAGAAACACTTGTTAAAGTATGTGAGACAAATGACTGGGCATTTTCACTAAGAAAAATTATAGATAAAGATAGTAATTTTGTTTGCTTGGATGATTGTGAAAATTTAGGTAAATGGTCTACATGCTTAAGTGAACAGGAATTATTTGTAGATGTTGGTGCATACTTTTTACCAACATCTATTGCGGTTCAAATATCTCCTTTATGGTATCGTCGTGCAAGACACCCTGACGAACAACCAGAGGTAGATCGTATTATTATGCAAACACTTTTAGAATATGGGTTTTCGTATGATACCAATGGTGAATATACGTTAAACTATAGAGTAGGAAATAGAGAAGACTCGGTTAAAGCCGACTTCTTTTTGTGGGGCAACTCAATGATGGAAAAGAAATTTAAGGATGGATACCCATGGAGAAAGAAATAAATTATAAGTATAATGAAGAAACTCTTTTAAAAGAACTTAAAGAGTACATTGACAAAACATATGACGAACATTATTCGCAAGATAAATTCCAAACAACTGAATTCGTTATTGATGCGGGTCACGGAGTTGGCTTTACGGTTGGGAATATAATTAAGTATGCCCAAAGATACGGAAAGAAAGCCGGAAGGAATAGACAAGACGTACTAAAGGTGTTACACTATGCTATGATGCTGTTATACGTGCATGATATTGAAACCAAGGAGATTAAATAATGCAATTTAGTAATGAAACGATCCAAGTTCTAAAGAACTTTGCTGCGATCAATAGTAACATTTTGATTCGCAAGGGCAAGACATTGTCCACAATTAGTACTGCCAAGAACATTTTTGCGAAAGCGGATGTTGCAGAAGACTTCCCAACAGAAGTCGCAGTATATGATTTAAATTCTTTGTTGGCTTTGCTAACATTGATGGAAAATCAGAATGTTGAATTCGGTGAAAAGAGTTTGACTATATCAAAAGATAATGGTAAGTTTGAATATTTTTATTCTAGCCCTACAGTTATTGTAGCAGCTCCGGACAAAAGTATTGAAGTAGATAATCATTATCAGTTTAATCTAACATCCGAAGATGTTGGTATGATTATTAAAGCAGCTGCAATTACAGGTGCACCTACTATCACAATTTCTGGTAAAGGTGACGATGTTACTTTGACTATCGGTGATAAGAAAAATGATACTGCAAATACCTATAAGAAAATTATCGGTAAGAGCGAACATAGTTTCGATTGTCACATGGCAGTAGAAAACTTTAAAATTGTTCCCGATGCGTATGCAGTAACAATATCTAAAAAGAAAGCATTCCACTTTAAGCATGCTACAAAAGCTTTGGAATATTTTATCGCAATGGAACCTGATTCGGTGGTGTAATATGATAACAAGAAAAGAACATATCGCAGTACTTCAACTAGAAGTAGAAACACTTAAAAAATATTATTATGATCCTTCGGCAGAAGGCACAGGGCATTATAATACAGCAATCGGTGTATTAGAAAGTCGTATTAAAGTTCTTCAAGAAATTCCTGAAGTAGTACTTCCCTGAAATTGATTTATTATATTATGAGGTTATTATGGATTATCGTGAGAATGAGTTTTTGTGGGTTGAGAAGTATCGGCCACGCAAACTAGAAGATTGTATTTTACCTGCAGATCAAAAATCCATCTTTCAAGAGATGGTCGCTAAAGGTGAGATTCAAAATATGCTACTTTGCGGCGGCGCTGGTATGGGCAAGACCACAGTTGCCCGAGCATTGTGTGAAGAGTTAGAAACAGATTATATTATCATTAACGGTTCGGAAGAATCAGGTATTGATGTTCTTCGTACTAAGATTAAACAGTTTGCATCTACTGTATCATTCAGTGGTAAGCCAAAGGTTGTTATTTTAGACGAGGCAGATTATTTGAATCCTAATTCTACACAACCTGCATTGAGAGCATTCATAGAAGAGTTCTCAGCAAATTGTCGTTTTATATTAACTTGTAACTTCAAGAATAGAATCATTCCTCCGCTTCATTCTAGAACTGCGGTTATTGAATTCAAACTTCCTAAAGCAGAGAAGCCAAAGATTGCATCTGCATTCTTTAAGCGTGTAACTGAAATTATGTCTATCGAAAAGATAGAAGCAGATGGTAAAGTTATTGCTAAGGTAATTGAAAAACATTTTCCTGATTATCGCCGAGTGTTGAATGAGCTACAAAGGTATGCAGCATCGGGTAGAATTGATGAGGGCATTTTTGTAAGTCTTAACGAATCCAATATGCAGGAATTAATTGCATCGCTTAAAGATGGCGATTGGAAGAAGATGCGAACATGGGTCGTAAATAATCTTGATAATGACCCTGGCACAATCTTTAGAAAATTATATGACACATTAACAGATCATGTCCAACAGGTTCCTCAATTAGTTCTTCTGCTTGCTGATTATCAGTACAAAGCAGCATTCTGCGCAGATCAAGAAATTAATCTAGTAGCTTGCTTGACTGAGATTATGGCAGCGGTAGAATTTAAATGATTAATTTATTTAAACCTACCTTCGATTGGATTCGCAATGATTGGTATAGTAATCGCTTTCGTTTTTCTATTGAGCTGTTTGCTTGGGCTATATCTATCGGGTGTGCTATTACGATGGCATCCACAGTACCAAATCCACCCCTACTTGTTCTCTATCCTATATGGATTGTGGGTTGTGCTATGTACGCTTGGGCTGCTTGGACTCGGAAAAGCTTTGGAATGCTTGCTAACTATATGCTCCTAGTAACAATTGATTCTATCGGTTTGCTAAGGATGGTGGTATGAGCTTATTCGGAGAACCCGTAGTAAAACCTGAGATTGAACCATATAAAGCTCCAGCAATAACACCGTTTGATTTCATAAATGCTATTCATTATAGTAAAGATAATCTGATAGTTGACGATTGGTCGGAGAAACAGTATAACCCCTTTATCATTAATAAGGGATTATCCTATGGTCACGATACAGTAATACCCGCAAACGAAATGAATTCTCGTCCCCACCTGGACAAAATTCTTCAATTTCATTTTTTAATAAATATCATTAGGCCTAAGAAAAGATTTAATAAATGGATAAAGGCTGAGAAAATCGATGATTTGGAAGTCATAAAAGAATACTATGGTTACAGCACAGAAAAAGCCAAACAAGTACTCCCACTTCTAAACGATTCGATTATTGATGAAATGAAAAGAAGAATAACAAAAGGTGGCAAGAATGAGTACTGACATCATACACATCAATTTTCCGGGGTATCGCCCTTTGGAAGTAGTACTATCTGAACCAGACGATTTTTTAAAAGTAAGAGAAACTCTAACACGTATAGGCGTCGCTTCTAGGAAGGACAAAACTCTATATCAATCATGTCACATTCTACACAAACAGGGTAGATATTTTATTGTGCATTTTAAAGAGCTTTTTGCTTTAGATGGAAAAACAGCTGATCTATCAGAAAATGATTTACAACGAAGAAACACAATCGCAAAGTTACTAGTGGATTGGGGTTTAATTAAAATTAATGATGCTGAGCATTTTGTGGACTATGCTCCTTTGTCCCAGATTAAAGTCATTTCTCACAAAGAGAAAGATGATTGGAAATTGGAAACAAAGTATAACATTGGTAAGAAAAAATTAAACAATAGTAATAAATAATTTTATCCCAGGGATGGGATGGATGAGGGTTGACGGATCCCAATAAAACCGTCATTTTAAACTACGCCGAAAGGGTAGTATTTTTAACTCGCTTAATAGGAGAATAGAATGTTAGAAAACATTAACACATCAATCGATACCATTTCTGGTATCAAAACAAAATTTGTTGAGACGTATGTCAAAAACGAAGAAATCAAATCGCAACTCCAAACTTATATCGATGCTCAGCAAACATTTGCTAAGACCGTTGCAAAAACTACTGTAGATTTTTTCACAACAGTAGGTTTATCTGCTATGACTTTTGATGCAACACAAGCATTTAAAACTAAGTAAGGAGATATAATATGACACACTTATCTGTATTCGGTCCAGGTTTCAAGGACTTCGATAAATTCTTTATCGGCTTTGACGATCAATTCAGTCGCATTGCTAAAATGCATGATGACCTGACAAAAAACATTCCCAACTATCCTCCATACAATATTCGGAAAACGGGCGATAACACGTATGTTATTGAACTGGCTGTCGCTGGCTTTGCTAAGCAAGACATTGAAATTGAATTGGCAGATGGTAAAATGATAGTTAAAGGCAATGTTCAAAGCACAGATGATGCTGATACATTTTTATTTAAAGGTATTGCAGGAAGAAACTTTACTCGTGCATTTGCTTTAGATGATACTGTTGAAGTAAAAGATGCAGCTATGTTAAATGGCATGCTAAAGATCTTCTTGGAACGCATAATTCCAGAACATAAGAAACCTAAGAAAATTGAGGTTAAAGATGTCCCAGAAGATAAATCCACAAGTTCTAAAAGAGGTAAAGCTCAATTGCTAACAGAAGATCCTTTACAAAGGGATATGTGATGTTAAATCATATTAAGCAATTACTTTCCGCAGTCTTTAAAAAAAGCTACGGTTCTGATTTAGAAGAATATATTATTTCCCGTAACCCTACTAACTCCGGTGATGTAGAAAGACTAACTTTAGAATATAATTCAAAGATGAATAAGCATATATACTATATTTAAATTAAGGATATGTAATGACAATTAAAGTAATCAAACTCGTCACAGGCGAGGAAGTGATTGGTGATATGAAGCCATCGGGTCCACATGATGACAGAATCACGGTTGACAAACCGTGTGCTGTTATGTTGGTTTCTTCTAAATCAACACCCGATCAACACTCGATGGCTTTGATTCCCTATGCTGCATATACTGCAGACCATAGTATAGAGATTTATAAAAAATCTATAGTTTGGACTGCAGAATTAGCAGACGATGTATTGAATCAATACAATTCAATCTTCGGATCAGGGATTCAAATCGTAACGGGAAATTCACCTTCTCGTTAATAAGTAGACTCCTCCTAGTACAATCATTGCGATTGCTATTAGGAGAGTTACTGCAAAAAGAAAAAATCCCATACTTGCAACCTCTTCTGCTTGTTCTCTGATTTTATCTAAAAAAGATTTTGACATTTTATTTCTTAGGTTTTATTTGGTGAGTTTCTAGCCAACGCTTTAATCCAGCTGCATTCACATCCCCATCGAAAAATTTTTTAAAGCCTTTATAAAATCGAATTTTTTCAGGATCATTTCCAAACAAATGTGCTATTTCTTCTTCCTGTTTTCGTTTTTGTTTTATCGAAGACAATAGTTCTATATAACCATAGTATATTACTATAGCAAAATTTGTTAAGAATAAAAATATAAAAAGAATTGCAAGTAAATAGTCTCTTAATAGTATGAGAATAATTAGTAATAATAAAAATCCAAGTAGTGAACCTATCATAAGTAATAAGGTTTCAGTTTCTGGTTTCATTTTCCTTTTCTTTTCTTATTAGAAATTCCTCATAATCTTGTAGTTTCTTTTGGCGCTCAAACCATTCTTGTTTGCGTATAGCTTCTTCTTGATTTCGAAAATTGTTTGGGCGATTAATGTAGTTACCCCAGCGTTTTTGTGCAT